ATATGAGAGAGATTCGGGGAATGTATAATGCCGTTTGAAACATTCCAGCAGTTAGTAGCTTGGAACCCACCAAAGCCAGTACAATGGATTGCTAATGATATATTAGCAGAGGAGTATAAAATTTGTATATTTGGTGGGCCAAAGATGATGAAATCCATATTAGCCCAACAAACCGCTATGTGTTTAGCGGCAGATATACCGTGGCTAGGTTATAGGGTTACCCAATGTAGAGTAATGTATTTACAAGGAGAGATAACTAAGTATGGATTTAGACTACGAGTAGTTAAGATGGCATCCAATCTAGGTAAGGCCATTCCCCTGGACGCATTATATTTTGATTCCTCTTTTACATTTAAGCTAGACAGGAAGTCTGACATAGATAGGCTTAGGAAGGATATAGCAAGGTTTAACCCTAGGGTACTAATTATTGACCCCTGGTATAAAATGCTTAGTACAGAGGATAATAGAGCATATGATACTACTAAGGATGTTATGGATAGCCTTATAGCTGATTTTGGTATTAGTGTTATTATGGTCCATCATGATACAGTACCAAAGACAGATGTTAACGGTAAAGTAATAAAGACTTTCCATCCTAGAGGCCCTAGAACCATAGAAGGTTGGTTTGATACCCTGATACAGATTGACGGCAATATTGACAGTGATATCAGGACTTTAATCTTTGAAACCAGACACGGGGAATCTCTAATTAGGCCAATGACTATAGAGTTAGATAGATCAGCATTATGGTTAAAACTTGCACCTTAATTATTTGAATTATACCGTTACACTTGACATACACTTCAAGACGTGATATAGTGAATATGAAATATGAAATAAATATGAATTAGTACTCCGAAAACGGCCTATCTAGATTATGAAATTTACAGAACGGGGTACTATGTATCAGTATGTAGATTCAATATTATAATCTAATTAGGTAGAGAGAATTATTTTCATGAAACCTGTAATAGCCGTCCGTACCACTATTTGTTATGAATGTCGGGACCCCATTTTTCCTGGGGCTCGACGATTATCTGACGTATTTAGGGTTAGGGCAGGAGGAGAAAAGAGCATACTGGTTAGGCGGCATTTCCACTACGATAGACCGGATGAGCCTGGAATATCCTGCTTTAATACATGGTCTGAAAAACAGTTTGATGGTATGATACAGAATACCACTTCAAATAATCCTAGTGGTAGACCTCCCTTAGGTCTCACAATTAATGAAATGACCGAACGAACCAAACTACTTAGAAAAGTACATAACCAAATAGATTATTATATAACTAAAGGACATCTAGATTTATCCACGCCAAAGTATATCACTGAAATACGGCCTGCAGATGTTAAGAAGGCTAAGAAATTCATTGAAAATATACAACAAGCATTAGCAAGGATAAATCAGTTAGGTGGAATACCCCCTAAATATGAAGGGTATTGGACTAGGATGCAAGCTGAATCTGAGGAGAAGGGAGGTAAACCAGAATATTCAAATGTGAATTTAGATTAACTGTTATGTAATACCCCGTTCTGTAGTTTTCAGAAAATCGTAGCTGTTGATTTCAGACCGAACTGTAACACTTTTGTTCATGGAGGATAAAGTGAACCAAGACCAAGCCAGCATCAACAAGGAAGTACTTAGATATAGTGGCCGCAATCTAGTTAGTGGTGGAGACAAGTCTCCTTTGCTACACTTCAAAGGCCGTGGACTAGGTTGGGACGTAGAACCGTCGCCTTACCAGGGAGACGACTCTAGATTTGTAGTCCTGAAGTTCGACCGTGTTCAGGTACTGAGGTTAGAAGAAAACTCTCAGCCCTATCCCTATGACACAGCAGAACTTAGAATCAAACATTCAGGAAGCCTGAGGTCCCAATTCGGAATCTTTATGGCTTCATTTAACAAGGCGTGTGGCCTGGTACAGTCCGAGTCTGACCTCGATATGTTTGCTGGTCAGGATTGGGAACTAGAGGCGTACCCATATAATTGGGGTAAGATTCCAAACTCCACTGTTGCGGACGCTAATGGCGATACTTGGAGTAATGTCTGGAAAGCCGCAAAGGTAGCAGGTGTTGCACCCAGTAACAGTCCAGCACCAGTCCAGGCGCCTGTAACCAATGCAGTCCAAGGAGAGACACTAGCTTTCCAGTTACTGCATGGCAAGAACAAGTCTGAGTTTATTCCTCTTGTTGTTAATAACGAGGAATTGAAGAAGGATGCACCATTGTTCTCTAGCATAGTCGGGGATCAGTGGCTAGCTTCCAAAATAGCTTCGGGCGAAGTTGTTCTACAGGAAGATCAGACCCATACCGTTGTATCCTTGGCCTAGTTATACGGTCAAGTAGAATGGGGGGAGGCTAACTCCCCCCTAGGAGTATTGCATGGCAACTAAATCCCAAGGAAAATATAGATATTCAATGTCAAAGGTAGGTGCTTGTGCTAGAACCATAAGTGCTGAATTGTTAGGATTACTTCCTGCCAATATCCCAGATGGTAAGGTACCAGAATATCTACGGCTGGCCGCCAGAGAAGGCACCAGACATGAAACATTTATACGGGAAGATATTAAAGAGTTCGGCTGGAACTCTACAGCCAAGAAATCATCCAATTTTACATGCGAACCATGTGGTCGGGAAGGCTATCATGTCGAGATAGATACGCCTCAAAGACTGTTAGTTGGGCATATGGACGATATTAACTGGCATGATGATGATCCAGCACAACTATTCATAGGCGAATACAAGGCTCTAGGTAGATTTGTCTGGGACCAATTACAGCGTCATGGCATTGGAAAGCATAGAACATACGATTATCAGGTTTCCTGCTATCATGAGGCTTTTCAAAATCTTCCCATATTCTATGTCAAGAAGAATAGGGATACTGGCAGACACGCTATAACTCTTATGGACGAACCCCCAACAGATTTCCACACTATAGTGGGTAGGCTTGAAGGAATTGAAAATTATGTGGATAAAGGTGAATTGGCTCCCTGTGATATGGAACCTGATTTACTAGATCATTGGTCCTGTTCCGCATATTGTGAGTCTGAGGAACCTGAAATTGAACTACCTCCACACTTCATAGATGCAACTAAGGAATGGCGTAGGGCTAAATTCCTCGAAAATACTGTTAAAGGTATGATGTCCAAATCAAGAGGAGTGCTTGCGGCATTTATGGATGCTAAAGGACTTGATAAGGTTACTATTGATGGCGTTAGAATATCCAGGGTTAAAGAGGGTATTAAAACTACATATGAGGTACCTGACGATATTAAGTCCGAATATAGGGTTACTAAAAGGCGCGCTCCCTATATTATAGTTAAGGATATGGAGGAAAGCTAATGACAACCACAATACCACCCGTAACCGATATGATTATCGGACTTTATGGCGAGATAAAATCATCCAAGAGTACATTTGGTTTGGAATTTCCAGACCCTGTAATAATTTTTGACATAGATCAGGGCTTTGATCGCGCCGTAGGCCGTGTACTAGCTAAGAATCCTGACTTAACTGTTTGTAAAGTGCCATCCTCAGTAGACTTACTGGGTCCAGACGGTCAAATAAATGCTGAATATCGCGCTAACATAATTTGTAGAGAATTAATTGAACCGTTCGTTGTACCAGGACAAAGGCTTACAGGCTATGATAGTTTATGGCAACGTACTAGACGGGAAGTATTACAAAGCTATAATACTGAATGGGTTAAATCAGTATCCATAGACACTGGTACTTTGCTCTGGAAAATTGCTCACACAGCTAAATTGGAACGGGTCCGGCAGAGGGCGCCAAACAGGGAAAGGCTCATAGAGATTGAATATGCTGAGCCTAACGATGAAATGCGGGAAATACTACTAGGAGCTAGACGTTCACATAAAAACCTAGTAATGATACATCATACAGGACCAGCATATGGTCCAGGCTATGAAACCATACAGAAAGGTAAGCAGACTGTCCGAGAGTTTAACCCGAATATGCTTATAGGTGAAACTTGGGCAGGCTTCCGACACATGGGTAAAATAGCGGATATTATTGTCCGGACAACTATTGAGATAGAATGTCCTGAATGTAAAGTTACTTTTGTAGATAATTTCCCCAATAGGGAAAAGCATGGCCCGCATAACGTCCCAACTAAGGATGAGGCTACACAGATTCCTTGTCTATCTTTTGAATTTTGTGGTTTTTCATTAAAAGCTAATGGAGTTAAGTTACAAAATCCATCCTTTGATATGGTACTTAACATGGTTAATGCAATGCGACAACAAATTTAGCCATGACATGGCCTATCCTGATTGATATACACGAACCATCAGATATAATTCTGATGTTAAAGAGGCTCCTTAATCCTGTCATAGTACAGGCTAATGAACCAAAGGGCCTAGCTGACTATGTATGGAATAATGGCCAACTCATAATGATAGAGCGCAAGACAGGTAGAGAACTTCTATCCACCATGGGCTCTAAACTTGACGTTCAATTAACCAAATATACTACACAGCATCCAGGCTCCAAGGTACTTATC